GCCGCCGCCTTACGCGCCTGATCGGCACGCTTTGTAAAGTCGCCAAGCAGCGACTGCACCATTGTGCCCTCTTTGCCTTGCAGCGCGCGGCCTGCGTCGCTGATCGCGGCAAACGCTAGCATCCGGCGCTGCGTCTTGCTCATCTTGCTGTATGGGTCGTCCTGCGTCCCTTGCCCCGCTTGCAGCCCCTGCACGCCCTGCAACGCAGCCATAAGCTCCGTCATGCTATACGGCACCTGGGCACCGGCGGCAGGCGCGGGAGCTGGCGGCGTGATCGGCGCTGGGGTGCCTGTCACTTGCTGCTCCACTGGGACATCTGGCGGCGCGATAGGCGACCCGTCTGGCGCCGTGTTGGCCGGCTGAACGCCTAACGCAACCATCTCGTCCGCTGTGGCAGCATCTCCGGGGATCGCGTCTATTATGCCTAGGCGGTCGATGTCTTCTTGCGTGAGTAGATATTGTGCCATCATCGCCTCCTAGTAGCCAAACGGATTTCGGGTCAGGCCAGACATTTGTGATAACCCACTGAACGGCCCCATGCCCGCCATACCCAAGCCGCCAAACGCCTGTAGACCCATGCCGATGCCCGCCATTGGGTCGCGCACGCTTGTGTTTGAAAACCCAGACGACGTGCCTGTCGTTGTGCCGTAGCCCGACGGGATCGCACCGGCTGCGCCCGTAAGGACGCCAAATTGCGTTAGCGGGTAGTTTTGTTGGCGCATGAACTCTGCAAAATCTACGTCTAATCCTTGCTGCTCTAGCGTGCGTCGCGCCTCTCCTGCGCCCATTTGCGCGCCTAGGATCGCCTGCTCAGTTTGCAGCGCTTGCAGCCCCTGCGCCGCCTGGCGGTCAAGCTCCTGCGCCGCTAGGTTGTACGATTGGGCGTCTAGCGCCGCTTGCCGCTCGCCCTCGTATACGTCGCGACGGTCGCCAAACGCTCCCGCCTGAATTGCTCGCGCCTGCTGGCCAACGCCTTGCTGAGCAAACTGGCGATTTAGCGCTGGCGCCATTTGATTTTGGATTTCCATGAGGCGTTGCTGACGCGCCGCGGGATCCATTGCGACACGCATGGATTCTGGCAGCGCCAAGTTTTCGTAGCCAGTGTACGCCTGCTGCTGTAGCTCCGTCGGCATCGCCACACGGTCGCCCGTGTAAGCCTCGAACTCCTTACCAGCAATTTCGCGGGCAACCGGGAGGAGATCCTCCTTCAGGAACTCCTCTTGGAACACCGGCATCTTCTGCTCTTGTGTCGTATTTTGTGTTTCGTACACTGTCGTTGATTTGCTGCCCACGACTAAATCTCCATTTCAAAGTGTCGATGCGTTTCGACAAAACCATTTTTCTCTGCGTAGCGACTGAAGCCTACTCGCCCATCCGCCTCAATCGCCGAAAGCCCTGCCGCTCTGCAAACATCTGACAATACTGCCAGCGCCGCTTTCATCCAGACCTTCATGTCAACGCCGCCCATAAACTCGATGAAGAGCGTTTGACGTTGAGGGTGTCGCACGACGCTAGTTGTAAACGCGGCGGCCAACGTGTCCTCGATGTAGACGTGCCATAGCAGGCTGCGCTGCTCAAGCAAATCCTCGACAATGTCCTCAAGCGATACGTTTCTGGCGTATGCCTCAATTGACGGTAGCAACATCTTCAGCGATTTCTCTAACGCTACGTCGACGTCTTCCGCAATTGGCTCAACTCTGACGACCTGTCTTTTTTCCAACTTTACAACATTATCGGCCAAACGTGAACCCTACCCATGTAAGCGCGTTATGTGGAGCGTGGTTGCCGGTGCCGCTGGGGAAAACGCCGTGGCGGCTGTCGCATCCAAATAGCCAGACGTGCTGTCCACTGCCCACATGACCTGTAAATAGTCCCCCGCGCTCACGTCAAACTTAGCCGCACGCGATACCACTTGCGTCGCGTCGTTTTGGTGTAGTGAGTAAACGATGGTGTTATTGGGCGCGTCGGTGCCGTTTAGCCTTGGCCAAAAGTAAAATTTTACCGTGCTAGACGACGTTGACGATATCTGCGCTGAGAACATCAGTAGGTATTCGCCCGCATTTTCAAATACGATTTTTGTGGCGTCCGTGCCGTCTAGCGTTATCCCCTCGTTGCCCGTCGGGGCGTCATACTGGATAGCGTATGCAGTGTTTACTGCGGCCGCTGTGACGTCCGTTGCGCGGTACAGCGATGCGTGGCCATCCTCTAGGACGATTTGCACAAACGCTCCGTCCTTAGATACGACGGGGTACTTATTAGCGCGATCCCACAAAATAACGCCGTCTTCGGCTGGGCTGTCGGCAGTCGTCTTGAATCCTAGCTTTGCCAGATTGGCCTGCAAATATTGCGTTAGCTGCCGGCCCCACTGTGCCAAGTCAGGGCCTATCGGTGGGAGCGACGGACTTGGCATTAGCGCGTCCCTCCAGACACTGCATCAACGCGCATAGTGCCAACGCGCCAATCAGCTAACCTCTCGCCCTCGACACGCATCCTAAATTGGCGCCCTGAGAAACGCACAGACGTTGGGTTAGCGGGTGTAAATGGCCCGTGCGTTGCGTCTGCTTCGTTTGGATAAAAGCGCGTTTTAAACGTGACGCTGACGTCTCCCTGCGTCTTCTCGTCAGGCAGTAGTTTTGTGATCTTGGTTATATTGTCGCCATTTCCAACGCTCATGGGTCCCGTCTCAGCAAACGTCGTGGCGCCGTCAAAGTTTACGCCAACCTCATGATCATACAAATCACTGTCTGCGTTATGTCCCGCCAAAATAGGGTATGGGAATACTCCTCCCGGAACGCCTGACGTGCGAGACAGATCGCCGATTAGCCAGTGGTTCTCCTTGTAGTCAAACGCGACATACCGATCAATCTCGGTTGCGCCCGACGAGCAGTAGAACCACCAAATCTCGCCGTGCTTACTATTTGCGACAGACCATATCTTTGATTTCTGGCCTAAGTTCATGTCGCCAAAAACATAGTCGTGAACATCGCAACCTAGCTCAGAAACTGAGTTACCATCAAAGCGAAAAAACCCGCTTTCGCCCATCCAGAATACGCCCATGTCGACGTCTGACGCTGCCTTACGAGATATGGCGCCGCACGACGTACCCACTCTCTGGAAATTGTAGATATACGGCGGCCCTGAATATCGAGCAGCATGTGCGTCTATGTCCGTCAAGATTAGCGTTTGCCCACGCGTGCGTATGCCTAGCATAATCTGTCCAGACGTTTGCAGCTCCTGAGATCCCGCTTGATTAGTTGTCGACGGCGTCCACACTGTATTGTTCTCAAAATCGCACCACTGCACCTTGCGAGGATTGCCGCCCGCGCCAAGAGCAAACACAAAACGCTCTTCTGTTACGACTATGCCAAGGTTATCTGTAGGGGCGTTTTGAAGTGCCGCTAAGGTTGCAAAATTCTTCAGGCTAACATTATCAATGTAAAATTCTGGGGTGTCTGACCCTGGGTTTGTAAATGTAGACTTGTAAAACATTATTGTGACTGTTCCAGCGTCTGTAATGTCGAAATCATAGCTGTGCGAGCCATTTTGCACTGTTTCGTTTAAATACAAAACTTCACCCGCACCGTCGATATCGACGCCCACCTTAACAACTACACTTTTATTACCAAGGCCGCCAACATCAAAGGTTAAACGATGCTCTGCCGCGTTTACGCTAATGTCTTGCGTTAATTGTTGCTGGCCGGGGTTTTCGTGTCTTGCTGCGTATGGGTATGTCCCTGTACTAGCAATTGTCCAAAAACCGCCCCCGTTATCCCATGACGTATCTGGTATCGTTGAAAAATCACCGTTCGAAACTAACTCGTCACCTAGCCCAGTTGAGGTTTGCCATTCCAGTATGCGTCCATCATCATAGTGACACGCAAGTAGATATTCGCCCCAGTTATCTAGTGATACTGTGGTTGCTTCTAGCGGAACAGTGTTTTGTGTTATCTGCCTTGGCTGGCCGTATATTCCAGTGTTATACGCACCGCCTCCATAACCAACATTGGCCGCCGCGTCCTCTCTACCTGTCGCCAAATCTAGTGGGGTTAAATCTGTTGTAGTGCCTGCGCCCGTCATAACAATAATTGCGTCATGAGACGCGCCCGCTAACCATGTGTTGGCTGTATTATCTTCCCAGGCGTGCATCCCGCGAACTGGGTTCGTGCAAAAAGACGTCTTACGATCTCGCCATCCGCCGATTGGGCGTAATGAATTGTCGCGCCAGCGCACGAGAGATCCATCGCGCCAGCGCCCTGCCTGCTCGATGTCCGTACCATTTCGATAAAATCCTGCCGGGATGTCTAGCGGTATCAGTGCCATTGATTGGCGCTCCTTACGAAATAGTGCCGTTCGTTTCTACATTGCCGACAGCTTTAAAATTTCCGTCTGTGTCTATTTCTAGCTTAGCCGTGCCGCCGTACTTAATGATCAGCTTGTCCGACGAAACCTCAAACGTCCAATCACCATTTGCGTTGTCTATGGCAAGAGACGTACCCGTTACGGATGTACCAACAACCTCACCAGCGCTGCCATATATGACAGCCTTACTGTTAACCACTGTGCCAGCGGTTGCGCCATCAAGAAGGTTTAATGGCGTATTGGCATCATTGCCGTTTACGGCGTCAACGATTTCATCAAGGGCGGTGTTAATTTTATCGCCCCACGCATCAGCATCGCCGCCCGGGACTGGTTTTGTTATGGTAAGTGGCATGTTTTAATCCTTTGTTAAACGCAAGATATCACGCTATGCTGCGTCCGTCCATATTTCGGGTTGGGTAAGCACCTCTGTCCAAATCTCTGCGTCAAGAACGGGCCGCAGCCAGCCGCGCACAATGATGTCTTTGCCCGTGTAGGAATACGAACCAGATAGAGCATCGATGTTCATGGCGATGTTAACTGTAATGTCCTGACCGACTACGCTAAACGTACCGTTGTCAACGCCCATCGTGACGCCAACAGAGAATGCCGCATCCTTGCCTGTAAGTGCAAACGAACCTGACGCTAGGTCGACATTCATCGCAATGACTGTGCCAATGTCGTTACCAGTTAAAGCAAACGATCCAGCGTCAAAACTTTCAGATATATCAACGTCTATTTCTTGGCCAGTTACTGTAAACGTACCGCTGTCTGCGCCTATGTTGTATGCGGCAAACAATCCGACATCTTGGCCAGTGATCGTGTACGATCCCGCAGTTACAATTTCGCTGATGTCTACATCGATTTCTTGGCCTGTGACGGTAAATGTACCCGCGTCTGCTAGGATACTGACATGCACAATGTACGTCTGATCTTGTCCCGTGACAGTGTAAGACCCTGTCGTAGTCTTTAAGGCATAACCGCGTGTTGACCCTGCGTCTTGGCCAGTAAGGGTAAACGTGCCAGCATCAACCGCCACGCTCATTATTTTTGTGAAATCAACCGCGCGACCATCTAGCGTAAATACGCCTGTAGGTGCTACGTCTGTAATTAGCTTGCCTGCACCTTGATAGCTTACCGCATAGCTGCCTGCGTCTAATTCAAACGTCAGACCCTGCAATGCGCTTGTTGCGCCTAGCGGGGTTGCGGCTATGGGGGTAAAGCCAAGCATAAATTACATCCTATTCAGGTTTAGTAGGCCACGTTACGTTTTCAGGAAACCCTGCTTGTGCTGGTACATCACGCAAAGCCTGACGGTAATCTATCTCAGCTTGGGTCATCGTGCGGTCAGACATTGCCCACCAATCGGTTTCTGATAGGAGAACGTCTCTCCTAGCCCGCACCGCTGCCTCTTCAGCTTCTACAGGGGCGTACTGAACCGCCGCAGCTTCTTCATCTGTAATGTCTACATATACACCATCTACTAACGCTTTAGGCATTACTTGTACCCCCATATTTGATAACCTTGCATCGTCGAATCAAATTGACCAGAAGAAGGATAAAAACGTATACCATTGTTTTGCGCTGGGTCTTTCATTATATGGTAATTCTCACCCATGTAATCTTGATTGAAGTTAATATAAAATAGACCTAGCTGCCAGCCCCTAGCCCAAGTCGCTTTGCTTGAATCCAACGGGTTCCATACCTCTAAATGAAGAGTTGTTCTGGGGGATGATGGTTCACCCATATAATAACCGCCGTTGCTACCCCCTGCTCCCCACCAATAACTTAGGTTCATACCTGATCTGTTTGCGTTTGCGTTTAAGTACTGTGTGCTGTCTGTTATAAGCGTACCACTACTGTTGGTAAGTCTTACACGACATTCTCTGTAAGTATTAGCATTAGAGTCTTGATGGCACATCTGATTCAGAATAAACTTAAATCCTTTGTAGCCTGATGGAAACGTGTAGTCGATGTAACTTGTGTCTGATGTTATCGTCGTTTCACCAATAAACTCAAAACCACCACCAGCCGCAGCACCAATCGTTGCGGTTGTCGTGCTGTCTAAACTTGCAATATTTTGCAACTGCAAGCTGTTGTTTATGACGGTTGAGCCGCCTACCTGTATAGCCATCTTCGTGTCCTTTCACTATTAGCCATTAAGTTGTTTCTTCAAAGCGTCGATTTGCTCTTGCTGTTCTTTGATTGCTTCGATCAAAATAGATGTTAGCGCAGAATAATTTACCGTGAGGTGGCTTTCGTTGTTCTTCAACCCTTCAACACTCAAAACTGCTTCTGGCATAACTTTCATAACATCTTGCGCAATAACCCCTGCGCTAGACTGACCGTCCCGCTTCCAATCAAATGTAACACCGCGAAGCTGATGCAGCTTACTCAATGCACCATCCACAATCTTTATGTTATCTTTTAGGTTTTCGTCTGACGAAATCGTTGTTGAGTTAGTAACTACGTTTCCGTCTGCATGAAGATTTCCTGAACTATCAAATCTAAATTCTTCAAGACCACCAAAGTAAAACGCTACTTTTGTATTAGTTGACTGAATGTAGTTTGATGTGCTGTTCCCCATAAGTGTGACTTCGCCACGCAAATCACTTTCGATACTGAAAGTTGTGCCCGATAAGTCTAAACCTGTCCCCGCTGAATACGTTGTATTTGTGTTTACAACAGTCTCAGTCGCAGATGTAATACCTGTGATGTGACCATAAGTGTCTAGCGTAATGTCTTGGATATAAGTACGACCAGAGTTGTTCACAGATGCTTGTGATGACGTATCTGCGTGACTGATAGTTACGTTACCTGTGCCACCGCCTGTAAGGCCACTACCCGCTGTGATTGTTTGGTCAGCAGTAGCACCATTTTCTACGTTAAGTAACGCCCTAGCTGCTGCCGCTGTGTATGTACGACCATAGTTGTCGCTACCATTTGTACCAGAAAACAGCCCCATACCAGACGTGAGGCCTGATGTAGAGTATGTACCAGAGCCATTAAAATAAGTGGCAAATAGATAACCATTAGCTTGACGTACCGCTACTGTATTAGCAATCTCACCTGTGCTTGTGTTGTAACCATCCAACAGGTCAGCATCTAGGCCAGAGCCTGAACCGTCATTACTAGAGTGCCATACTGTGCTGCCGTTAACATTGAAACCACCATCTGCCCTCATAACACCAGGTGTATACACACCGTTGCTAAACTCAGATGCGTTGTTCAAACGTAAGTAACCATCACTACTGTCTGCTGTTAAGGCTGTCTTACTATTGAAAGAGATACCACGATTATCATTTGTTGATGTGGCAGTAAAGTTTAATACGTCTGTATTGTTCTGAGATAATGTAAGTGCGCCAGTAATAGTATCGCCAGTGACATTCACAAAGCGACTATCCGCTTCTGTCTCTGTGTAGTAACGACCATCGTGAGTGTGGCTATCGTTTGCCACTGTCACGTTGATTGACGTAGTGCCAGAGCCGCTTACATCACCTGACAACGTAATTGTCTGGTTGCCTGTCAAGAATGCGCTTGCGTGGCTACCGTCTAGCGTATCTGCGTCTAAACCTGAGCCACTGCCATCAACAGTTTTGATTGCTGTTAGTATCTGTGCCGCAGTCTGATCCGCTGTGGCACCACTTTCGATACCGTTTAGCTTCGTGTGGTCAGCATCAGTAAATACGTTACTGTCTGTCGCGCTTTCTACAAGCGACCTAATTTCAGCAGCAGTTTGATCCGCTGTCGCACCGCTTTCGATACCGTCTAGCTTCGAACCATCCGCAGATACATCACGACCATCAAACGTCTGACCCGATGCAAACGTAATGGCACCTGTCATAGTACCGCCAGAACGCGCTAATGCCGCATCCGCTGTCGTACCCTGTGCCGCTGTCGCATAATCTGAGCTATCAAACGCTTTTACTTGTGCAAGGTTTGTCACCTCACTGTCCATCAAAGCGCCTGCCGCTGTGACGTTTGCAGTGTCGGTTACATCTGCGCCTGCTTCAATGCCATCTAGCTTTGTGCCATCCGTTGCAACATCGCGCCCGTCTACCGTGCCAGTGACAGCTAGATTTCCTGTTACCGTAGCACCCGTTGACGTAGGCGCAACCTTAGTAGAACCTTCGTACTGCAAGCGATTAAGGTCATCAGCAACCGCCGTGATAGATACGGTTGCCGCTCCACCCAAGCTGATAGCTGCATTTGAGTTGCTACTTTCTGTCGGGCTGCGTGTTAGTGATGTGCCAGTTGCGCTATAAGTACCCGTGCCAATCTCAAAATTGCCACCTTCCTCAATAACGTATTGAACGACATCACCATCAGAAACACCCGCATCTGCGAATGATTGGTAGCCCACAGACGCACCACCAAGAGTGACTGTGCCGCTACCAGTAGTGGATGTCGTCATCTTGGCCCTGTTAAAAAGTTTAGCCATGATGACCCTCCATTATGCCATTGTTAGGATGCCGTTTGTCCCAATGTCGATTGTGAATGTATCACCATCGTTCAAGGTCAAGGATGTCCCATAGTCGTAATATCCGATCACAGGATCGGCTGGTGATGTTGGCGTGTCGTTGTAGATCACAACATAGCGAAACGCTGCTACTGAGCCACCTGATGCAGTTAGCGTCAAGTCATCCGCAGATAGCTTGTATGTGCCGCCTGTCTGTGTGCTTGTGACCGTAGTCAGTGTGCGCGATGACAGGTTTGTGTAAGAGATTTCGCTGATGTTCGCTAAAACGCCGTTGCCATCTGCTGTTACATCTGTTCCCGCTGTTGGATCAGTGTTAGACAATGCAACCGCCAACGTGTCTGCGTCTAAATCCATCGCGTTCGCCATATTTTTGACGAAATCATTTACCTTCGTAAAACTTGCCATCAGAAGCTCCTAATTCTCATGCGATGGGCTGCGCCGCTCGCCTTGGCTTTATCATCTTCAAGATTTATAGCATCTATTGCGTTTTTATACAACGACGCCCAGATTTGCGCACGCTGATCTTCTCCCAGGTATGGGGCTGCGTGCATCAGGCTACCGTAAAGGTATGCATCTGAATTGTATTGTAACATCCAGTTGGTTGTGATGGATGTAGATAGTGACGGGATCCGCTTATAATACAGGATTTCCATAGTGTAGTTTTGATCTGGCGTCGGGTATACCTCAAAAGCGCCATCCACAATTGCGTAGTAGGCTGGCTTTTTAGCCGTATCGTCTGCCGACCTACGATCCATCAAATCGCCCTGTGTAATCATCTCTAAGCGCGTCACAGCCGGCGCTGTAATCATAACACGCTGCGCCTCAATAAAGTCTGTAGGCAGGGCGGTGTAGCGCGTATCCAGTGTTGCTACAACGCGGTCCTCCATGCGCCAGTGGCGCACCTTGCGGTTCATGTCTGTCTCAGACAGCGAAATAAACGTCGGTATAACAGACGTCAGGTCATCACGGTTGAGAAAATCCGCGATCGAGGATTTCAGTTCATCGTAGGTCGTAATGCTCACAGCTTGCCCGCCCTTGTTCTAAATACCTGGTTGTCGCTATCGTTCAACCACTTCTTCAAGGCCACCGGGTCGTCCGCTATACCTTGCTGCTTGAGCTGATAATACACTGAAAGCGGGATTGATGCCACCTTGTTGACGTCGCTATATTTGTCGGGGGTTTCGTTGTACTGTCGCTTGTTAAAATCGGCGATCTTGCTAACGTCCTGCACCGTCTCAACAACATACTCCCCGTTGCCGTTGACGTGCCAATATTTCGTGATGCCCTGCTCGGCGTCGTGACTGAATAGTCGCTTAGTCATCGTGTCCTCCAAAAGAGTAGGGGCGACCGTAGCCGCCCCGACAATATTATGAAGTTGTAAGGTCGAACACGCCTGCGTGTGCGTCCTCTGCGCCTACCTCTAGGCCCGCTTCGACAAGCAACATCGCTTTAGACGCGTCGCCTGTTTTCGCAAGATCCACTTTCTGGATCGGACGTAGGTAGCAAACTGACGCATATTCTGGGTCAAGTAGCCACGCGTCACGCTCACGCTGGAAGCGGTTAGGAACGACGTTCAATGTGCCAAAATCTGACAAGTAAACGTCAGCCGCGCCGATGATTGTTGTCGGTGCGTCTGATGGCGCTTGGTAACGCTGTGCCGCGATACCCGCAAAACCAGATACTTGTGTTTTGTTGAACGGACCAACCATAAGGATTGATGGCTGACCACCCGCTGTGTACGCCGCCTGCATTGCTGATTTTAGCATTGCCTCAGTGAACGCAGCTTGTGTGCCGTCTGTACGCGCGTCAGAGCCGTCACCAGTTGGTGATGCACCGCCTGAACCTAGGACGTCGTTTGTCGCGATCCACGCACCTAGGCCCGCTGTTTCGCGCGCTGTAGATGAGTTCCCGGCAACGGCGGCATTATTCGCCGTGAGAACTGATTCTAGGTCACGCTTCAACTCACGGCCACGCTTAGCGATTTGCATTGCCATCTCGTCATTCCGGCCCGCAAGGTCTTGTGAACCTAGGTTGTCCGCGACGATGACTGAGCGACGTAGGATCTGCGTGTAGTTACCTACGCGTGTAGTCGCTGATGTTGAATCAAACGCTGATACGTCGTCCCCATCAATGCGCGCTGTAGTGTCAACAGCCGCCAGCGAATCGTGCTGCCACTCAAAATAAGTGTTGCTTACGTTCTTTGAACCGATGTTGCTTTGCAGCGGGACATCCTCGGGGGAGATCATGTTGATCACATCACTAAGCTCTTCGCGTATGCCTTTGGCATCAAAGCTAGTGAAGGTGTTTGTTACGATAGCCATAATGGCCTCCTATAGAAGATTTTTAATTGCAGCCGCGGCATCACTGACGCGACCAGACTGTGCGCGCTGTAGCGCTTGGATACGGGCGCCTTTCGGCTTTGGCTGCGATCCGCGCGACCCTGCCTTTAACGTCTTGGATTTCGGCTTCGGCTTAGCTTTCGCCTGCGTCGCCCGGGTTTGTCCTTGATCGTATAGCATTGCCTTGCGTGCCAGCTTTACGAGCGTTGCATTTGCTAACCCGGATATGTCTTCGGCGGAGAAACCCTCTTGCAGGAGGAAATTTCTTAGCTCGCCTGTCTCCCGCTGACGCACCTTTGTATCGCGCCACTCTGGGATAATATCCGGCAGGACCTCGCGTTGCTGTGCAATGTATTGCTCTTGGTATTGAGCCACCTGTTGCTGCTGCATCGCTTGCATCCGTTGCTGCTCGGCTTTCACAGCTTCGATCTGCTCTTTGCGTTGATCTTGCTGCGCGCGCCACTGGCGCTCTGCCTTTGCTGCCTGTTGGGGGTCCATGTCGTACAGAGTGTCCCAATCAGGTTCTTGCTCGTTCTGCTCTAACCGTTGCTGCAATGCAGGCAATAGTTGAGCATATTGTGCCCGCTCACTCGCAATCTCATGATATTCGGCTTCCATCAGCTTTCGTGCTTCCGCCAATTCCTGTGTCTTGCGTGTGTAATCTCTCTGCCTTAGATTTCCTCGTTTCAATTCTTCAACGGTAATCTCTTCGCCGTCTACCTCAACCGTCGCGGTCAGTAGGTCGAAAGATGCGTCGTCGTCTTGATCCTCGTGGTCCTCGGTTTCAAGTTGAACCTCCTCGTCACCTTCCGGCTCAGATTGTGGTTCATAGGCCTCTTCGACAAATTCCTCTGTCGCTTCGACCTCCGGCGCTTCAGGCTCAGTCGCGGTATCCTCTTGGGGCGCGAGTATGGCGCTGATTGCTTGTTGAGCGCTGTTCAGATCAGTCCCTCGCGGGTTGTTGTCTTCTGACATCTCATTAACTCCATATTATGCGGCTATTTCTCTCGTTTTTCAATAGTCGCGTTGTCCACCATTGCTCGGAGCGATTGGCGCACCGTCTCAACCCCCCGCAATGTCATGTAAATGGCCTCCCGGCCCTCTCT